ACTTCAGTGGGCTATCGTAAGGTGACGTTTGCGAACGAGTCTCTGGCCTCGAACGTGGCAGATGCTTACCTGTCTGCGAACTGGAGCGGGGATTCTACTGTGAAGGTCACGGCGACCCTGGCGAATGGCAGGACGTCTGTGTGCTATTTCAACATTCTGATTAACGACCCAGAATATCGGACGTATGCAAGGTAATGGCTCGGCCAGTTGGAAGTCGTAACAAGAACACGAAGTTTGCAGCCAACAAGCTGAAAGAGATTTACGGGGATGACTTTGACCCGCTTATCATTGCGTGTAACGCGCTGCGTAACATGGTTGATTCTGGCGACGATAACAAAGAAATCCTTGACGGCGCGATGAAGATTACTCCGTACCTGCATCCCAAGCTATCGGCCCAGACGGTTGATTTCGATGCGGGTGAAGATGACATAACAGAGATTAAGATCACCTTTGGCTCAAGCGAAGATAGTTCTACCGAAGGCGTTTAATGGCCTTGATAAGCCGTACCGCTACAAGGTGTTCTGGGGTGGTCGTGGCGGCGCGAAAAGCCGCACCTTTGCCGAAGTCCTACTGGCGATGGCGTACCACCATCCCATGCGGATTTTATGCGCCAGGGAGATACAGAAGTCGATAAAAGAGTCCGTCCATAACCTTCTGGCCGATGTGATTAAGGCTCGGGGCTACAAGCAGTACCAAGTCCTAGACACCGAGATAAGGCACCCCAACGGCTCACAGTTCATCTTTTCGGGATTGTGGAGAAACGTCCAGAACATCAAGTCCATCGAGGCGGTTGATGTGTGTTGGGTGGAGGAGGCGAATGTCTGTAGTGAGGACACATGGCGCACACTCATACCATCCATCAGGAAGGCTGGTAGTGAGATATGGGTGAGTTTTAACCCTGTCCTAAAGACCGATGCAGCCTACCAGAGATTCGTCCTAGACCAGCCCTCAAACGCCCTGGTGAGGAAGGTTTCGTGGAAGGACAACGAGTACCTTTCGGCTGAGTTTCTCCAAGATATGGAAGACTTGAAGGCTAAGGACTACGACGAGTACCTTCACGTTTACGAAGGCGAGTTAAAGCAGTTTGCAGATGGCGCGATCTTCGGAAAACAGCTCAGAACGGCTCGGGATGAAGGCCGAATGACCTCAATTCCCATTGAGTCGGGCATTCCAGTGGCGACATTCTGGGATTTGGGCCGAAATGACGCAACTGCCATCTGGTTCATGCAAAGAGTGGGCCACGAAAACCGATTTATTGACTACTACGAGCACTCCCTGGTCGATTTAGACCACTACGCTCGGGTCTTGCAGGAGAAGGGCTACGTTTACGAGGCACATTACCTGCCTCACGATGTAAATGTAGTCACTTTGGGGTCTGGCGACAGGTCACGGAAGAATATCCTTGAATCTTTGGGCGTCAGACCTATCGAGGTCGTTCCTCGCATCCCTCAGAAGATGGAAGCGATTGAACTGACCCGCAACAAGTTTTCAACGTGCTGGTTCGATGAGAAGCGGTGCGAGAGGGGGCTAGATGCTCTCTCAAACTATCAGTTCGCCTGGGACGATAAGGGCGAAACCTTCAGACAAGCTCCACTACATAATTGGGCCTCTAACGGCGCTGACGCTTTCCAGCAATTCGGGCAAGCCTACGCACCAGCAGAGCAATATGAACCTATCAGTTTTGCAAGCGCATGGTAAAGACGAAAAAACAGAAACAGGCCGTCATTGACGAAGCACTGAAGCGTTTTGAACGCGCTGAAGAAGCCTGGAGAGAAATATACGAGAAGGCTCTGGCAGATATTCGCTTTGTTGACGAGGAAGATGAGCAGTGGGACAGGGACGCCAGGGACAAGCGAAAGGGCCAGCCTTGTTTGACGTTCGACAAGATTTCGGGCGCTATCGACCAGATTGTAGGCGATCACCTCCAGAACAAGCCGGGAATCAAGGTAGTCGGCGCAGAGGATGACGATGCAGACACCGCAGAAATCTACGAGGGCTTAATTCGGCAGATTGAGGGGCGGGGCAATAGGGCTTACAAAACGGCCTTCAAAATGGCTGTACGGGGCGGCTGGGGCGCGTGGAGAATCAGGCACGATTACGTTGATTCTGACTCGTTCGATCAGGACTTGATTCTGGACGAAATCAAGAACCCATTTTCTGTCTTGCTTGACCCGATTATTCAAACCTCAGACGTTACTGATGCTCGATACGGCTTCATCTTTGAGGACATTCCTGTAGATGAGTTTGAGGATATGTACCCGAAGGCCAAGTCTGGGGCCAGCGAGACATTTGACACTACTGGCAACATGCAGAACTGGATCAACACAGATTATGTTCGTGTCGCTGAGTATTTCCGGCTTGTATCGGAGGACAGGGAGCTAGGCTTGACCCAGGACGGGCAGGTTTTGTTTGTAGACGAATATCCAGAAACGGAGTTCGTTAAGACGCGCTCTGCGAAGGTAGACCGCCTGGAGTGCTTCAAGATTACCGCTTGTGAGGTGCTGGAGGAAGTTAAGGAGATTGGGCAGTACATTCCCATTATTCCCTTGTTTGGCAAGACCTCTAACGTCGACGGGAAGTTAGTAACGCGAGGCGTTATTAGGAAGGCTCGGGACGCGCAAAAGCTGTACAACTATGAGCGCAGCGCCTATGTTGAGAGCGTAGCCCTCCAGCCGAAGAACCCGTTTTTCTTCACGCCCAAGATGGTCAAGGGGCATGAGGAGAAGTGGCGTAACTTCAACGTGTCGAACGAACCGGGGATTCCGTATAACCCCGACCCAGAATCACCCACAGGAATGCCGAAGCGTGAACCGCCTCCGCAAATGTCGCCTGGGCTGGTTCAGGGTATGCAAATCTCCGCAGACGACATTAAGGCTGCGACAGGCATTTACGACGCTTCCCTGGGCCAGAGGAGCAACGAAACCTCCGGCAGGGCTATTAGGGCAAGACAGCAAGAAGGCGACACCGCGAACTTTGAATTTACGGACGAGTTTGCAGAGGCTATCCGGCATACGGGTAAGATTCTGATCGACCTCATCCCCGAGGTGTACGACGCACAGCGGCAAATCCGCATCCTGGGCGAAGATGACGCTGAGGAAGTGATGGAGATTAACAAGCCCGTATTTGATTACGTGACGGGTGAGTGGAAGAACGTCAACGACCTTTCTCGGGGTAACTACGATGTGAAGATTCGGGTTGGCCCGTCCTACGCTACTCGAAGAATCGAAACCTCAGAGCAGATCGGCCAGATCATTGCCCAAAACCCAGAAATGGGCCAGATCATCATGGACATTTACTTCCAGTCTCTCGACTTGGTTGGTGCTGACGAAGCCGTCAAGCGGGTAAGGAAGATGCTGATTAAGAAGGGCATTGCTGAACCGACTGACGAAGAAAAGCAGGAAATGATGAATCCTCGCGCCATGAAGCAGAAGCAGATGGCCCAACAGATGAAGCAGAGGGCGGCACAGGCTGAACTGGCTAAACGAGAGGCCGAGGTAGAGGAGAAGCGCACCAAGTCTCAGGTAGAGAAAGGGAAGCTCCAGTTAGATATGGCGAAGTTCCAAGCAGAACAGCGGGAGGACTTCGTATTCGATCCCAATACGGGAACAGTTCGTGCCTCGCGTTAAGGTTGGTGACAGGTACATAGATTTCCCTGACGGTACGCCGCCAGAGGAGATTCAGGCTGTACTAAACGATCAGTTCAGCAGAGCGCGGCAGTTAGGGGAGTACCTTTCTCGCCCTGAATTCGGAACATCATTCCCAATCAACCGATGGGACGAACAGGGGCAAACTGCACTAGACATAGCGGCAATTATCACCTCTGTTGTTCCAGGCTTGGGAACAGCAACCGATATGGCGGCGCTGGCTGACCACGAAAGGCGCGGCGATGATGTTAAGTGGTGGGAATGGGCGCTCTCCACGGTTGGCTTGGGAGTAGAGGCTGGCGCATTGCATGGGATATTTGCTGGTGTGAAGTCTGCCAAAGCAGACCTGGCCAGACTTAGCAAGGCCCAAGATATGCAAGGTCAAGGCGTAGACCGCGCAAAGATTTGGGAAGATACGGGCTGGTTTCAGGACGTAGACGGTCACTGGAAGTATGAGATTGATGATAGCGCGGCGACTTACAAAGACCCCTCATATCTCAAGTTTTACGGCGAGAAGTTAGACGAATTGGGGTATAGGGTGGGCGCTCCAGACACCCCAGACAGCGTTAGAGAAATAGCCCAGAGCTACGCGAACCAAAAACTTGAGAGCACAAGGCTAAAAGACGGGCTGGATCATCCAGAGCTATATGAGCATTATCCCTCTGACGGGATGGGTGGTGGCCTGCCAAATACAAAGTTCGAGGCCGGAGTTGTACGCGAAGGACACGCAGGCGCTTACATACCAGAGGAGAATAAAATAAGCATCTCTGCGCGGCAGATTGGCGACTATACAGACCCAAAATCAACGCCTCTACATGAAACGCAACATGCAATCCAAGAGATAGAGGGATTCGCCAGGGGCGGCTCACCGAATGACTTTAGCCTGGGCGCAAGCACCGACTTAATGAACGCTCATCAAGACATATATAAAACCTTAACTTCTGATGTTGCGGAAAGAATGCAGTCGGCAAGGGGTGATTTTCAATCTTTGATAAAAATTAAAAAACAGAACCCAGAAGAATATGAAAAGGTTTCTGAGCTTCTTCGGCAGGCTGGCGTTTCTGATGTTGACGAAGCAAGAGCCTACTTTTCTCGGGTGGAAACTGAGGAACTAAAACGGTTGGAGCCAAGAGAGCAATACAGAAGGCTGGCAGGCGAAGCAGAAGCCCGAAACGTCCAAGCGCGGATGAACATGCCAGTATCAGGCAGAAGGATTATCCCGCCTTGGGAAACCCTAGACGTTCCAGAAAAAGACCTGATAGTCAAGAAATAGATTCGGTAGCTAATCCCGTCTGATTAGCACAGAACCCCTTACCGCCTGGGTCTAGGCGGGAATTATTCGCGGAGGCGTACTCAAATGAATGAAGCAGCTA